GCGAAGCAAAAGTGAAGGAAAAAATGACACAAATTAAAGAACATTCGAATTTCGTTAAAACGATAGTGAATTACAGAAACGGAAGTTCTCCAGCTTTAAATAAAGGAACTGGGACCATTCAAAAACAAAAAGTAACAATCTGTAATCCCTATCTTCATGTAATCACTACTCGCATCGAAGAGATTACAGAAGATCCGCGGATCATCAAAATGATCGAATCACAGGAAAAACTCTCAGCAAAGTTAGATGAAACTCTCTTAAAATTAGAGAGTTTAAAAAATGAACGTGACGTGCTTAAAGCAGAAGTAGACCGCTTTCGTTTAATTGGAATCTCCGAGAATCCAACATTAGAAGATGGAGCGGTTTCAGAAATATGGCTTGCCGAACATAAACAAAGTATTGCAGACGCTTCAATCGAAGATCGAATTAAGTTAGTTAAAATCCATCAGAAGATTCTAGAGATTTACACTCTTTCAATTAGATTAGATCAATCAAAAGTTCAGATTAAGTCTGATATCGCTACACGAAGAGAAATTGAAGTAAATCAAACGACGAAAGAAATCAAAGAATCAAAAGAAACTGAAAAGAAGAAACGATTCTCTTCTTATTACAAAGCTGTTTCAGGAACAATGAAAAGCGGAATCACGGAAGCACAAGCAGTTGCCGGACTACTTCAAATGGGAGTAAAAATTCCCGATGGATACATCGAAATATGTGGAGAGTCTTTCAAAAAAGAATTAGAAAAATTAATTAAGGGAGGAAAATAATGGCTTCCCTTAAACATAATTGTCCTAAATGTGGTAAACCCGCCCGAATCCAAAGTGAATTTCCATTTCCAATTGGAAAATTAATTAATTATGTCTATGCTTGCGGACACATGGAGCTACGTGAAAGGATTAAAATTGAGGAAGATTCAACAATTTCTTTGGATGATCTTAACCATTTTGAGAATAGTGAGATTTCTGAAGTAGATCTTGATTTAATTAATTCAAGTGTCTATGACTGGGAATCCCCATCTTACATTAAATCGAAAGATGAAGAAAAGCCGTTCATTAGAGAAGTATTTTGGTCTTTAGGAAAAGTTCCAGAATACTTCTGTGAAGAATGTAAAGAATTTCACACACGAGAACATCTTTATAAATATCAAAGAGAAGGTGTTCAATTCATCGAAAAAACGCAAATTAGAGCTCTTTTAGCTGATGAAATGGGATTAGGAAAGACACCGCAAGCGGCAGTAGTTCTAAAAGAAAATAGGCAAATTCTTTTACCAGCATTAGTAATAGTTAAAGGAGCTACACTTCTTCAATGGAATAAAGAGTTAAGACACTGGTCTTTTGGAAACTTCTCTGATGTAGTGATAGTTCAGAATCGAAATCAAATCTTTAAAGGATTTAAGGTTTATGTAATTTCAATGGACTTCCTAAGTAGAAAGGGAGTTCTCGAATTACTCAACACAATAGGATTCAAGTGTGTAATCGTTGACGAATGTCAATCCTTTAAAGATTCGTCCTCAAAAAGGACGATTGCTTTGATTAAACTTCTCCAAGAGAATGATATTAATTATCTTCTCGAAATGTCAGGCACTCCTATCAAGAATCGCGCGAGCGAGTATTTCGTTTCTCTAAATCTTCTTGCTCCGGCACATTTCACAAGTTATGCGCATTTTTGTAGACAATGGCTACTTCCAAATGAGAAAGGAATATATTCACGTCTAAATCCAGTGATGGCGACCCGATTCAACGAAATTACATCACGATGGATTTTACGAAGGGAATCAAAAGATGTTCAAAAAGATCTTCCAGAACTTCGTATAGCTTATCGAATGATCGAAATTGAAGATGAAGAGGTGAAAAAATCCTATAATCATCAATTAGATCTCTTCAATAATTTTCTCAAAAATACTGCAAAGATAAATTCTAATGATCTTTTAGGATGGTTGGCAAAACTTCGTAGCATTACAGGACAAGCTAAAGTACCTGCGGCTGTAGAATATACAAGAGAATTTATTGATTCGATGAACGGAAATAAATCAAAAATCGCAATCGGAATACATCACAAAAGCGTTAGAGACACTTTGAAAATAGTGTTTGAATCAGATGGATTTAAAACACTTTCATTAAGCGGTGAAGATGACAACTTTGAAAAAGACCGGATCGCGAAAGAATTTAATAATAATGAAGATCAACAAATCCTCATTATTAATATGATTGCCGGAGGAATAGGATTAAATCTTCAAGGTTGCCATAATTTTCTAGCTCTTGAAAGAACATGGAACGGCGCCGATGAAGACCAGTTTCACAAAAGGTTTCATCGTCACGGACAAAAGAGTAAAGTCTCTGGAACATATTTAATTGCTGCTGGAACCATAGATGAATGGTTTCATGAATTAGTTTATGAAAAAAGAAACAATCTAGCATCCATGAACATCGGAGATGAAATAGACGATACTCAAAGTGCTGGATTTCTGAGGGAATTTAGTGAATTTGTGGTGAGACATAAACTTTAGAAGGAAATTAAAATGAAGTTAAAAAAGTATGAACGTTTTCAGTCTGTAAATCAAATGATAGTTATGCTAGAAAAACTTAAAACAGATAGGTTAAAAACGCTTAAAAAAATTCAAGATGATTTAAAAGGCGTCGAAATAACTTTAAATTCTCTAAAAAATAGAGAGGAAGTTCAAGAATGAAAAATAATGGAATTCATATTCACAATTGCCATATTTGTGGCAAAGATTTTGAATGTTGTATTAGCACATGGAGTTATTTAAATTGTTCAATTGAAGATCGTTATGCCATTTGCTATTCGAAAGAATGTATTGAAGAGTTTAAAATTCCGACTCAAAGAGAAGAATTATTTAGGAACAGTTCAACAAAGTAGTTTCGTGTGGCATATATTTGTGGAATTTTTGTGAAAACTAAAGAAGAGATTTTTAGAACTCAAAAAGGAGCTAAAGTAGCTAGCTTTCTAATAAAAGATTATGGAGAAAATAATGTTAAACAAAAATTAATTCAATTAAATTTAAGTTATTTAAACAAGACAGAACTTCAAGAATTAATTGACTGGCTTATTTCGAAATTAGATGAAATGGAATGAAAATGACTCAAGAAGAGAGACAAACTAAATATAGCGAAACGCTTCATTTTGCTTTAGATGAATATACTGAAATTGAAAAAGAGGTAAAAAAATTAGGTAAACGAATAACTGCACTACGAACGACTATTAAAGGATTAAGCGAATTAACAGGAGAAACTCTCTTCTTTGAAGATTTTGGAGCTGGAAAAGGAACAATTGTAGTAACTAACAAAACTAGATTGATAGCCCGTACAAATAGTGGAATAAAAAAATGAACTTTCAATATAAACATCAAATAAATCCTGATAAAGATCTCTATCCTCTTTATCTTTTTATTTATGATGAAAATGGATTTCATTCCACCGGAGTGAGACTAGAAGATAAGCATAAACTCGAATACGCTTTCAAAACATCAATTAAATTCGCCATAGCGAATAAGCGCGAAGTAAGGATAACCGATTCTGGTGATTTACTTTGTTTCCATGCTAAAGATGGAAAAATTCTTTATGATGGAGAGAAATATTATGAGCGATGAGATCATTAAACGAAACGTAGAGAAAGTCCAAAGTATTCTTTCATCGAAGTCGCATGAGAAAAGGGCCGAAACAGGGTTATTAAGTAAAGTAAAAGCCTTATCTAGTGATAAGTGTTTGCTCATTGATGTTTCTGGAAGTATGCTGGATAGAGTCAATAACGAACAAACGAAATTCTCTATAATGCAAAATATCTTGAACGATATTCAAGGATATAGACGTTTTGCATTTGATGATTTCTGTAGAGAAATTAAACAAGACGAGTTGTTACCACGAACAATGGGCGGGACCCGAATGCACCTTGCATTTGAAGAGATTAAAAAGAACAATTTAAAGCATATCATTTTAGTAACGGACGGTATACCAGACAATGAAGAGTTAGCTTTAGACGCCGCTAAAGGGCTTAACATAGATGTCATTTATATAGGTCCTCAACCAGTATCAGATTTCTTAAAGAAACTTACCTCATTAAACAATGGAGTCTTCACAAATATAGATCTTCTAAGTGCCGGAGGCATTAAAGTTCTTGAAAATAAAATTAAAGGATTTTTGAATGGCGAAACGAAATTATAAAATAGGTATAAATAAGGGTCCAGATATCAAAGTAGGAGATCTTATAAACTGGGACCAAATTCAAGTAGATAACTCTGATTGGATTGAACAATTTATTTTAAGAAATTCCAGTGCTTCATCTTATTATCAAAATCTTATTTCTGAATATCTTTTAATATCTGAAGATGATTTTAAAAAACTTCCATTAGATTTAGCTAATTATTTTATTAAAGAACTTATGAAATTAAAAATCTCTCAAGCAGCAATCATAGGAAAACGTAAAGAACTTCTTGAATATTATATAGAAATGTTTAATGAGATTCCATCCGGATCTCATATGGTTAGAGCATATACTTATATGGAACAAATATTTCTAGATAAATATTCAAAAAGTGAAATTACTATAGATGAGAAGGCTATCGAACGCTTTGATAAGCTTAAGGCTCTTGCACTAAATAATCAAAATATTCATGAACGAAAGTTAGCCTTTACTAGAAGTATAAAGCAATTCATGAAGATAGCAATGATGGAAGATTTAAAGGTT